TGGACAGGTTGCATTAGGTAATCAAGTCGGTGGATCTTACATTTTTTCCATTCCAGACGACTTTGTTGCTACAACTGGTGACAACAATGTTGCTATTTTCAATAATTTGAATGTTTACGAAGGAATTTACCTTCAAAAAAGTTTTCAGATTGATTATTCTCAACCAAATCAAAGATTTATTCTTCCAAATGCGAATATTGACACAACTTCTATCCGTGTAACCGTTACTTCTACCACATCTGAGATCTATACGCTCTATGATAACATTTTAAGAGTAGATGCTGAGTCAAAATTGTTCTTAATCCAAGAAATTGAAGATGAACACTATGAAATTTTATTTGGAGACGGAATTTTAGGTAAAAAACCGCCTTCTGGAGCGATTGTAAATGTAAGTTATATTGTTTCAAATGGAAGAGCTGGAAATGATGCTAAAAATTTCTCATTTATTGGAATTTTAGAAGATGATAGGGCATTATCAATAACATCAGGTATCTCAGTAATCCAAACTGCGAACAAAGCTTCAATGGGAGACGATATTGAAGATATCAGTTCAATCAAATACCTAGCACCTCGTATATACTCCTCACAATACCGTGCAGTAACGGCAAGTGACTATTCTGGTATAATTCCATTCGTATATCCTAACGTCGAGTCTGTGACCGCCTACGGTGGAGAGGAGTTAGATCCTCCTGAGTTTGGAAAAGTGTTTATTTCCATCAAACCTAAGAATGGTTCGTTCCTTTCACAGATTACCAAAGACGATATCTCTAGGCAACTCAAACAATATTCAATCGCTGGTATCAAACCAGAAATTATTGACCTTAAGTATCTTTATGTCGAAGTTGATACTTCTGTTTACTATAACAGTAACTCAGTTTCAGATACAACCGAATTACTTACATCTGTAACCAAAGCCTTAACTTCATATTCTAGATCATCTGACATCAACGACTTTGGTGGTAGATTCAAGTACTCTAAAATTGTTGGATTGATTGATGCCTCTGCGAGAGGTGTTACTTCTAACATTACGAAGGTAAAAATGAGAAGAGATCTCATTCCTGAGTTTAATACTTTCGCAACTTATGAACTTTGTTATGGAAATGCTTTTTATGATCAACCAAATGGATACGGAATACGTTCTACAGGATTTTCAGTCAATGGCATAGACGGAACCATATATCTTGGTGATATTCCTACAGCTGGAACTAGTTTTGGTAAAATTGTCTTCTTCAAACTTGTAAACAACCTTCCCCTAATCGTTAAGAATGATGCAGGGACTGTGGATTATGTTCATGGAGAGATTAATTTAGACGTGGTAAATATATCAGGGTCTACTTTAGCAAGTGGACTAATTGAAGTAGAGGCAATACCAGATTCCAATGACGTTATTGCACTTAAGGACTTGTACTTACAATTAGACGTTACAAACAGTACAGTTGATGCACTTCCCGATGTTATATCTTCTGGTGAGAATACATCTGCTACTTCTTACGTCACAACATCTAGTTACGCTAGCGAATCAATCTACACAAGGTAAATGACAGATATTAAAAGAGTAAAAATCTCTCATGTCATAGAATCTCAGATTCCAGAATTTGTAAATCAGGAATCACCTCTTTTTGCGAGCTTTTTAAACCAATATTACGAATCACTAGAACATAAGTCTGGTGCAGTTGACTTAGCAAACAATCTACCTGAGTATCGAAAGGTAGGAGCCTTCAATGCAGAGACTTTAACTACATCAACGACTCTTACTGATAACGTTTTTGCTGGTCAGAAAACAATAAACGTAGAATCAACTGTTGGGTGGCCATCCACCTATGGTTTATTGAAGATTGACAATGAGATAATAACATATAAGACTAAAACTGACACATCCTTTGTCGATTGTGCAAGAGGATTCAGTGGCATTGATCAAATATCAAAAGAAGACAATGCTGAGTTCTTAAACTTCCAAATTACTAGTGCTGAACAACATGTAACTGGTACAACAGTAACTAACTTAAGTAATCTTTTCCTACAAGAGTTTTTTACAAAATTTAAAACAGAATTTTTACCTGGCTTTGAGGATAGAAGTTTTGTAAGTGGAACATCTGTCACAAATGTCCTAACTAGGGCAAAAGACTTTTATATGTCTAAGGGAACTGACTCTTCATATCAGATTCTCTTCAAACTTCTCTATGGAGAAGACATCGAGCTTTTAAAACCGATTGAACAGACACTCGTACCGTCTGCAAACGTATATTTCCAAACTAAACACGTTCTACTTGAAAACTTATTTGGGGGACAACCCTTAGAGTCTATTGGTAACTTCCTATATCAAAATATTGCTGGTATTGGTACTGTAAGTGCTTCAATATACAATGTTGAGTATAGACCAATCAATAATATTGATTTCTATGAGATGTCTCTTGACTCAACATCATTTGACGGTACTTTTGAAGTGCCTGGTAAAACAAAAGCTTTAGAAGCAACAGATGAGGGTGCAACAAGTATAGTTGTTGACTCTACAGTCGGATTTGGTCAAAGTGGAACACTATTGGTAAGACCTAGAACAGGTGATAACCTACTTACTATCTCATATACAGATAAAACAGTAAACCAGTTTTTAAACACTAGTGGTATTAGCACTTCTTTGGTTTTTGGTGCAGATATACTTGAAAATAAACTTGCATATGCTTATGCTGGTTTTGGTCAAACATCTTTAATAGAATTCAGACTTGTAAACGTAATTGATGATGTAGACACATCTGATTCTACCAATATGCAAGTTGATGATAGTCTTAAGCTCCTTTCTTTTGGTAGAGACTTAGGCGATAGACCTCAATTCAACAACTGGATCTATAACATACCATCTAGTCATAATATATCTGATATTAATCAGGTAAACGTCAATACTTTCCGAATTAATCTTTTTGATTCGATTATCTTCTATATTGATGAGGAACTAATCATCAAAAACCAATTTGGAGATCAAGCGACTATCATAGTTAAAGACATTGAGTATGATGCTACTAACCTTTCCAAGATTTACGCAAATACCATTGTTGTACAAACACAAACAACAATTCCACAGAATCCAACAGTCATTACAAAGACTGTTACCAAGGCTAAACATAACTCTGATTACTTTGATGGTGTAGATGCTTTTCCTGTTGGTATTCAAAACAGTTACTTAGATAAAGATGAAGAATTCTTCTATGTTACATCATCTGGTCTTCCAAACTATCCAATCTTCGCAACTGACAACAAGGTATTTGTAAAAACTGACACAGTGGAGGCCAGAGACGGTTTTGGGACACCAATACTCGGTGGTGGGTTTACTTATACCATTAGATCGTTTGACCCTGCCTTCGACCCCAATGCTTCCACTGTAAGTACGTTAAATCACAACTATGTAACTGGAGATAAGATCTATTGGGACAATACAACCAATAGTGGTATCAGCACTGGTATTTACTTTGTAACTGTAATCAACCAAACTGAGTTTTATCTTTCATATAGTGGTTCTGATGTATTTGCTAAGAAGTACATTGCGGCTAGAATAGGAACTCTTGGTCAGTACATCTATAAGTCAGGATGGGAAAACAAAACACTCAAAAACCAAAAAATACTAAGAAAGTATCCTAACTACAAACAGAGAAATCTATTTGATGATCCGAACAAGAGAGATGTCAATAACAGAGCTGTAGGATTGTTGGCAAATGGTGTAGAGATATTTCCACCAACTGTTTTTGATGAACAGATCTTCCACGGTAACGTCACAGAGATAAAAGTAACAAATCCAGGCCAAGATTATGATGTCATCACAGGACCTCCACTCGTCATTAACGATCCACAAGGTAGTGGTGCTGTTGCTTATGCTAACGTATCTGGATCATTCAGAGAAGTTAAATTGGTTTCTCCTGGCATCGGATATCAAGAGAAACCCAAGATTACTGTTAGCGGTGGTAACGGAACTGGTGCCGTCCTTGAATCTAACCTAGTCAGAGGTAAGATTGTTGCAAACTTCAAGGCAGATGGCACGGCTGTTGATACATTTGATGAAAGTGTTACCTTCCCAGAAAACCATAACTTTGAAGTAGGTGAAGCTATCGTATATGACTCTAGAGGCAACACTCCTATCGTTAATATCATTGACGGATCAACTTACTTTGCTGGTGTGGTCAATGAAAAGACAATCAAGTTACATAATACATCCGAAGATGCTAAAGCTGGTATCAATACGGTTAACATTGGAAATATAAGTTTCGGTTTCCATAAGTTTACCTCACTTGAAGCTAAAAATACGATAACTAGGATTTATGTCAAGAATCCTGGCTCTGGTTACTCTAATAAGAAGGTTATAGTTCCAGGCAGACCAACAGAGGGTGATATTCAATCAGGTATTAGTACATCTGATGATTACATACTTGCATTTAATCATAATTTCCATGATGGTGAAATTGTAGAGTATTCTGTAGATGGAACTATTGCAAATGGTCTTTCTACAACGACACAGTACGCTATTAAGGAGATTGATAGCAATAGATTCAAATTATGTGATGTTGGAGTTTCATCTCAAAGAGATTTAACGAATTATAACAAAAATAAGACAGTTGTAATTAGTGGATTTGGAAATGGTAAACACACAATCAAATATCCACCTATAACAGTAAATGTAGAAAGTTTATCTGCTATTGGTAGCACAACTATCATCAAACCTGTGCTTGATTCTAAAGTTTTAGGAAGTATTGAAAGTGTTTACCTAGAAGAAGGCGGAATTGGATATGGTTGTACTAATATCATGGATTTTCACAGAAGACCTGATGTTGGTATATCCACTGTCGTCTTTAATGCTTTATTGAAACCAATTATCATTGATGGATCGATTGTAGACGTTCAAATACTGGCTTCTGGTAAAGGATACCGTGAAGACTCTGATATTCTCATCTTTAGTCCTACTGGTAGCTTTGCAGACATCAAACCCATCGTATCTGGTGGTAAAATCACTGGTGTAAGTATTCTTGACGGTGGTATTGGTTACGGTACAAGTGATACAACTCTAGATCTCCAAAACAGAGGTAAAAATGCTAAATTTATAGCAAACGTAAAAGAATGGAAGATAAACCAAGTTCAGAAGAACGATGCTATTATTAAAGACGAAGATTCGCTACTTACCAAACCAAGTACAAACCCTGAGTTTCAATTACAGACAATTGGTATCTTCCCTCCACAAAAACTTAGATTCCAACTTGGAGACAACATTGATTCTGGTAATTTAGAAACACCAAACGCTTTTCACTCACCTATACTTGGATTTGCTTATGATGGTAATCCAATTTACGGTCCTTATGGTTATCAGACTCCAACAGGGGGAGCTATTCAAAGATTGCAGTCAGGATACATTCTTGATACCACTCTGAGATCGGGTCTGAGACCTCCTGGCTTCGCTTTTGGGTATTTCGTCAATGATTACATTTTCGACAACTCAGGCGACTTAGACGTGCATGGTGGACGATATTGTGTGACTCCACAGTATCCAGATGGAGTCTATGCTTACTTTTACAGCGTAGATGTTGATTCTAGTGGTGTTGCTAAACCAAAATTCCCATATTTGCTTGGTGGGTCATTCAAAGACACTCCTATTGAAGAAAACTTCGTAACTTTCTTCAACCAAGACGTAGATATTGCATCTAGAGATCTTACAAGGAATGTGGCTCCATATTATCTCTCATATGGTAATTCTGATTATGAATTGATTGATGATGTCGAAGATTCGTTAAAACAGGAATTCGCAGTTCGCAAAACTAAGAGTTCTGGTATTTCTTCCGTAACTATCTTCTCTAGAGGTGATGGTTACAAAGTAGATGATGTCTTACAGTTAGATAACGCTGGTACTGATGGTGGCGGGGCGAATATCGTAGTTGGGTCTGTTTTAGGTAAACCCATCTCTACGGTGCAGATTGGGGTGTCTACATTTGTTGATACTGAACTTGCAAAAGACAAAAACAGGATCACAGGTATAACTAGCACTCCACATGGAGTTACAGACGGAGAAACATTAATATTAAGCGGTATTAGTACTTCAGACTTTACTGAATTCAATGGTCCTAGAAAAGTTAGTGTTATTAACAGATCAGTAGGACTTTCACAATACTTAGACACTAAAGCGATCACAGGTGTCAGTACATCAATATTTGTAACTGATGTTGAAGGATTTTCTTCTGGTGACATTATTGGAATCGGTACAGAGTCATTAACCGTCACAGCTGTTGATTCTCAGTTCAATAGACTATTTGTAAACAGGGAAGACTTCGTTGGAGCTGCATTTACTCATGTGGCTGGAATAGACAATGTTATTCTAAAACCAACTAAGTTCTCTTTCCCTATTGGACAGTCAACTGTTACTAGATTTACTTTTGAAAACGGAACCACATATTTCAACCCACAACAGACAGTTGGTGTTG